ACAGCTCCCATACCTCCAACTATCCAATATTCTAATCTTTTGATTCTATCTTGCATTTCTTTTATTTGTTCAAACGTTTGCTTTTGCATAATTCTACAAAGCTTTTCATGCGATTCAATTTTTTGTAATGCAGATTTTTTAGCCATATTATCCTCTGCCAAATAGTAAATCTAATTTCTGTTGTGTTGTCAAGTTATTATAATTACTGCCTTGTACTTGAGCTGACACAGCATTAGCATCAATGCTAGGTAAATTAAGTGTTGTAGGACCTAGTGGTGTGTCTTGCATAATAACTTCTAATGGATTTGCAAACACAGGAAATTCAGCTAGATCTAAACTTAAATCTGCCATCTGACCTTCTAAATTATATATTGCATCAGCCGCTACATCAAAAGGGTTTGCAACACCTATTTTTGCAGCGTTATTTGCAAAGGCGTCTCTAACTTCTTTAGAAACACTGTAAGGTCTAAAAACATTATTCTCAATTGCATTTATTTCTTTGTTAGATATTCTATCTAATGCATTATAAAAACCAGTTTCAGAAATATTTAATAATCTTGCAGCGTCCATGTCACCTTTTAAATTTTTCTTTACACCAAACAATGCTCGGTTAGCATTTAAATATGCATCTACAACTTCTTTAGGTTCAACCGGACCACCTTTTAATGCAACTCTAGTAAATAATGATCTTGAATCCCTTACACCTTTTTGAAAATCTGCAACTTTAAAATTCATTCCTCTTTCTGGATTTACATTAACTGCTCTAAAACCAAACAATCCACCAAACTCATCACCAAATTCAAACTCTTGACCATACTCATCAAACTTACCTTTTGTAATTACATCAACAGATTTTATAGATCTATCTAATCTTTTTAATTGATCTAATGAAAAAGGCATTTGTGCTCTAACTAAGTGAGCCATAATTTTACTGTTACGATCTCCTGCTGTATCTTGATCACTATAAACTTGGAAACCTTCTCTTGTTCTACCACCTCTAGCTATAATATCTAAAGCAGCCTCAGTCCAAATAGATTCTGATATAAATGGTTGACCAAACTCTCGCATAGCTGTGAACATACCTTTTGCAAAGTCATCCATCATACCATCTTGATCTGTTCTACCCTCTTGAACAGCGTTAACTACAGTTTGTAGTGGTCTAATTAATGTATCGTATGCATTAGCATGACTAAAATCTATGTATTTAAAACTACCATCTTTGTTTTTAATAGGTAGTAGTGTAGAGTTTTTTGACCATTGAGCTGCAAATCTACGAATAGCCTCTCTTTCGTCGTCTGTAACGTCGTATAGGGCTTGAAATGCTGCTGTTGTGGCCACTGGTACAGCCGCAACTGTAGTCGTAAAACCAAATAATCTAGTATATCCAATACCTTGCATAGGTTTTACAATTGTGCCATCAGCTAAAGTTATTTCTTCATTAATCTCTCTTAGTGCTCGTCTTACAATATTTGTGCCTGTTCTAGCTATTTCTGCTGGAAAAGATACAAAGTTACCAATTGGTAATTTTCTTAAACCTTGTACAAATTCAGATACATAATCATAGTTAGGTATATTGTTTCTTACAATGTCAGCTGCTTCTTGTTTAAAAAAGGTTTCATCCAATCTAACATCAACACCATTACGTTTAAAAGATTGTCCTCTAACTAAACCAACTTTTTCATATGCTTTTTCTAATCTAGATTTTTCTATGGCCCAAGAATATATTTTCCAAAAGTCATCTTCAGCTGTGTATAGATCTTGTGATACAGATTTTAATCTTGATAATGGTTTTAATAATAATCTCATACCTTTGTCAGAGGTCATACTAGAACCAAAATCTACATCTTTTAATAGTCTAGATAAATCTCCTAGTCTTACGTTAGAGTTTACAACACCTAGTTCTAGCAGCTCTTGATACAAATCGTTTTGCATTCGTGTGCCTTTAAGTGGTGTTTGTAATGCTTGATATGCTTGTTTGATTGCACCTAGATCTGCTGCTGGTAAAATACCATTTGCTGCAGCAAAAGCTCCAGCACTTACAAAGTTACGTAAGTGTGTTACAGGTGATAAAATTGTTTTAGCAATCTGTGATGTAGCTTTAGGATACAATACTAAACTTTCATATATTCTACCAAGAATACCTTTACCTTGTGTAGTTAAAGAAGTTTGTTCCATGGCGTCTGCTATTCCAGGTCTTGCAAAAAATGGTTTGCTAATGTCACCAAACGGATTACTAGAACCGGCTTGGATATTTACATTTAAAGTTTGTGCAGGATCTATGGGTTGTATTCTTCTGTAGTCATCACCAAAAAATGCTCTAGCTTCTGCTTCTGATCTAGCAAACATAGGTTGAGCTACCGCTCTTTTGTCGGTAGCATTTCTCCATCCCTCTGCTACCTCATTATTTTTTTTAATTAAATCATCATAAAATAAATTACGTCTTGTAATTAAAGATAGTTTAGCCATACCACCTATCATTGTTTGCATAGGATTTTTTTGTTTACCAAACAAATCATCAAATACTTTTCTATCTGCACTTAATTTTAAATCTGCAATAGATATTCTTCCAATACCACCACGTTTAACTGCATCATCTAATGCAGTTCTGTTTACAAAAAAGTCTGGTATATTAAATAATGCATCAGAGGGTTTATCCATTCTTAAACCTTTAGGTAGTCCAGAAGTTTTTAATACATTGTTAACAATTTGTTCTGCTTCTAAATCTGTAATGTCTTTACCTGCTTCTCTTGCACTAGATTTAAATAATGTTTTAGCATTTTCTATAGCTTCAGCTGCAGGTTTATATCTTAACCAAGGTAAAATACTTTTGTCTTGAAAAATATCATATGTAGCACCAAGGTATCCTTTAAATTTTTTACTAAATGCATCTTTAAATTTTACTAAATCTTCTGGATCTAAAGCACCACCTAATTTAGTAAACAAATTTGCCCACTTACTTCTCATAACAGATAGTCCACCAAAAATAGATTTTTCTAATTCTTCAGCAGCCTCTTTAGTTGGTGCAAATTTTTTAATTTTGTCTCTTACTTTTTTTACTGCAGCAGCATCCATGTCCCCAAATTGTGCTATCATTCTATTGCTGTCTATTACTTCTGTATATTTATTTAAATCTGCTTCTTTCATTCTTTGTATAATTAAATCTTCGGCTTCTGGTGACGCCGCAGAAAATAATTTTCTACCTTCTGCATTTAAAACTCTTTTTTCTCCTTCACGAGTTAACGTAGGAGAACCAGATACTAAAGCCTCATTTACTTCACTTAAAAATTGTGTTCTTTCTTTTGCAGTTTGTTTATTAAACACTGTTCTAATGGGTGGAAACAATTTATCTACATCAACGTCTAGTTCTCTTGATAAATTTCTTGCAACGTTGGCATCAGCTGCTTGCGCACCAATAGATTGTCTTTTTATATCAAAAAATTCTTTCGTTGTACCACTACGCGCTCTAAATTTTGAGGCAACAGTATCAATCCATCTATCTAATTCAGAGTTAGCTGTATCTAATCCTTTGTTTCTATCTGTTATTTTTTTAATAACTCTACCTGTGCCACCAATAATACCGGTAAATAATGCACCTTCTGTACCAAATTTAATTCTATTTAATATTTCTCTTGCTGCATCTGGATCTGTATCACTTCTATCTATTGCTGTTGGACCTCCAATAAGATCTCCAAACGTACCAATTTTTTCTGCATCACCTACAAATACACCTTCTGCAACACCACCACCTAATGCACCAGCAATAAATTGTCTTCCTTTACCTCTAGTAGTTAATCCTAATGCTGTGTCAGCTGCACCAACTAAATTTTTATTTCCTAGTCTAACATATTTTTTATTTTTACCTGCAAGCATTGCAGTCTTTGCTAGACCACTTGCAGATTTAAATGCAAGACCACCTGGTATACCAATGTTAACTAATGCTTCTGTAATTTTACCAGCAGCTGTTGCTTCTGCTTTTTCATCAAAATCTGTAAGATCATCAAACCATTTTTCTACAGCAGCAGCTTTACCACTGTTAACACCAAGGTCCATAAGACTTGCACCTAATGAAAAAAAACCTTTTGGTATTGCAATTAAACCTGATGCTACACCTGATAGCATAGATTCTAGTGTTCCAACTTTATTATTTTTTTCTGAAGAACTTACAAAATCTGAATAGTCGTAGTTTGAGGCCATATGTTACCTCCTATAGCTGCACTTCAATTACTTTATTTTTTTTAATAGAAACTAAAGAATCTCCAACTGTGTAGTCTCCATCAGGTAAATCTCTTCCTTTAATTTTTTCTTCTGTCCATTTTGTAATTCTATCTATAGTATTATCGTTAGGAAATTTTTCTATTAAATTTTCTTCTATTTTTGTCCAATCTGAATTTGTAACTATGTTTCCTTTAAAATTGTCAGACGCAAGATTTGCTCCAGCGTCAATAGCTGCTTGACCAGAAAGATCCTTACTAGCTGCAATTTTAGCTTCAGTAAAATCTAATATTCCTAATTCTTTTTTTCTATATTTTTCAGCAGCTTTTGGATCATCTAAACCTAGTAATGCTACTTTTTTATCAAAAGCATCTGGTCCTTTAATATCTTTTTCTATTTGTCCTTTTAATATTAATGTATCAATTGCATCTTTAGTTTTTTGAGGTTTGTCAAATGCTTTACCAGTTGATTGTATAATTCGATTAATTAAACTGCCATCTTTTATAGCTCCTTTTAAATCTCCGCCTGCTTCGTTAACAGCTGCACTAGCTGCAAGTAAAGAATCATAAGCAGCTTGTTTATTCATACCTTTAATATCTACAATGTCTCTATACTCTTGAAGTTTTTTAGCTCTTTTTTCTTTGTCAGTTAATTGAACACCACCACCACCTGTTTTAATTGTTGTTGTATCTTCTACTTCTTCTACGTTACCACCTTTATTCTCTAGCTCTGTAATCTTTTCTTCTACATTCATAGACGGAGTAGTAAATCCTTTTTTAGCACTTGTGTCGAATCCAAAAAATTTAGCAACATTAGGGTCGTATCCAGTTTGTTTACTAAAATTTCCACCAGTTAATGTGTCTACAAATTTAGTTCCAGAAAATCCTGGGTTATAACCAAACAGTCTTGCTGCAGTATTAATAGGAACAGCTCCTAAATCATATATGCCAGCTAGTGCAGCATTAGGTCCATAATTTACAAAACCAGTTCCTGCTTTTGCAATAGGTGTTTCACTAAATTTATATTGATTTTGAGGTTGTACACTTCCTGCCTGATTATACTTTTGTCTAGGTTCTTTAATACCAGACATAATCCCCTCTTTAATGGGGCCTCCGTATCTAAACATTGGTCTATTTAATGGTTTCATAATTACCTACTTAAATATTTTTCCGTACAACCCACCAACACCTAAAGCTGTAGATAAAGCAGTTGAGAACGGACTTGCTGCTTGAGGTTCCATATATTGTTGTCCTGATACACCACCTGCTAAACCAGTTAATGCATTGCCGTATTGACTTAATCTTCCGTAAGGTTCATAAGCTGCAGTTTGTGCTGCTTGTTGATCAGCACCTAACATAGCTTGGTTCATACCTTGTCTTAATGCACCAAGACTTCCTAATGCAGAAACATCTGCACCCATGTTTTGTCTTTGGAAATTAGATAGACCATATTGTTGACCAGCTAGACCAGATTGTAGACCAGCTAAATCAGAGCCTTGTCCAAATAAACCTCTTTGCATGTTAAACAAGTCTCCTTGATTTTTAAAATTTTGTTGTGCTAATTGATTTGCTTGCGTAAATCCTGATTGTAATAATTGTGCTTGTAAAGCAGCTCTGTTTGCTAATCTATCTGCATCGTACTGACCTAACATTGCTCCTTCTCTACCACCACCAAAGTTTCCAGAATCAAATGCTGCATCTCTAATAGTTTGTGCTCCTTGTGCACCTCTTCTGTCATACTCTGCAAGAGTAGTATCAATAACTTGTTGTTGATAAGGTGACATGAAAGGTTGATAAGCACCAGCACCTGTCATGCCGGCTGCACCTTGTGCAATACCACCTGCTCCTGTTTGAAAAGCACCTAGTCCACCTACGGTCCCAGCTGCTTGTTGTTGTGCAGCTTGTGCTGCAGATAAAAACGGTTGATAAGATCCTACACCTTGTTGTGCAATGTTAATTGCTTGAGACTGTAAAGGGTCTTCACCAGCAACAAATTGTCTACCAGTGAATTTACTTGTATCAATAGGTGCCGAGTAAGTGGCTGTCGCCTGTGTTGTGTAATCTTTTATTGCCGGTTCTATAAAATCTGATATTGCCATTATGCTATCCTCGATTGTAACATTTGTTGTTGATCATACATTGCTTGCGCACCCTCTAATCCTTGTGAATCCTCAGAAACTTGTCCACCTTGTTCTAAGTTTTTCATTAAATTTTCCATAACTTCAGCGCCTTTATCTATATCGCCGTCTCCTGCATTTCTAACAGCATCTGCTGTAAATACAAACTCATTTTTAGATAGTCTAGCGGGCACATCGTCAGCTTTTTCTTTCTCACCCATTGCTACAAAACCACCTTCGTTTCTATAATCTTTTTCCATACCACCCATGTCAATCATTTCTGATGCTTCTTCAGTTTCCATGATCCCACCATCAGCTCTGTTTACTCTTAAAATATCTTTTAATACTTCAACACCACCAAAAGGTTCTGTGCCTCTAGACTCTATATCGAAACCTAAGTTTTTTAATTTAAATATTTCTAACATAGAGAAAGGGCTTCCTCCATTTGAGTAACCTATTCTACCACCATTAGCTGCCATAGCCATAGGTTGTTCCATACCTGCACCTTCAGGTGCTTGTTGTTGCATTACTGCTTTTACAAATTGTTCAAAAGATAGTGTGCCACCTTTGTTTTTGTATTTTACAAATTCCATCATAAGCATTTGTTGTGCTTGTTGTTCACCAGCACCACCACCCATATTTAGCATAGCTCTACCACCTGCAGCTGCATAAAAATTAGGTTGTACAAAACTTTTACCTGGCATAAATTCTAATCCTGTGTCTGTAGCTCCTCTGTAATAATCTCTTGCACGGTTTCTAATATCAGCAATGTCCATGACATCGACGTCTTCTTCAATTTCTTCATCACCATACATGTCAGCTAAAAAAGGTGCTGCAGTTGCTAAAGCACCTGCTGTAAGAAATGCATTCTTACCACTAAAGTTACCACCGAAAGGATTTAATGAACTAAAAAAACCACCTTTATTTGCACCGCCAGCGTTTCTCATAATTGCTGCTTCTCTTGCTGTATTTCCTACAAATCTTTTTGCAAGTGCTGCTTTACCTTGATTAAATAAAGCACCAACACCACCGCTCTTACCAAAGATACTTGAAGCTGGTCCACCAAAACTTGCTCTACCTAATAGACCACCAAACTGTGTTCCAGGTAAACCAAATGCTAATGCACCACCAATAGCTATTTTACCCAATGGACTTTTAGCAACTTTCTTAACACCACGAACAGCTTTTTTAACTAAGCTTCCTAATCCGTATAATTGTCTGGGTTCTTGCATTCTAGATATTGCCATATTTTTACCTTAATTGTTCGTTTTACTTGGTTTTAGAGAACAAATCAAGAGCTGGCATTATTACTTTTACGTCCTGTGCCATGTCCTCGTTCTTATAACCCTTGGATTCCCAGTCTTTTCTCTCCTGAAAAACCTCACCAGTTTTTTTATGTCTATAAGTCGTCTCTACCTTTGCTTGTTTTAGTTCCATTAGTCTGTTTTCTCCTTTAATATATTGAGATAACTAATACCAAAAACCACACCATCAGATACAGTGCCTGCTGTAGTATAAGCTAATGTTGTCCCACCTTCTACAATCAAAGGTAAGGTTAATATTTCAACACTAGTAGCGGCTACTAACGTTTGTGTATTTACTATCTCAAATGCATTGTTTTTTATTGTAACTGTTGGTGTATTAGATCCTGATTTATTTGTTACTCTTAAAGATTTTATTATAATAGTTTCGTTAACACTTGGAGAAAGCATTGTTACGGTCTCTGCAGCAGTGGTAGTTTTCCCGTAAAATTTATACTGATTTACTACTGCCATTATTCTAAAAAGAAACTTTTAGCTTCTATCTCTTGTTTAACTTCATCTTGAAATGAAGAATTTAATTTTGTTATTACACCATCTAAATCCCTAACTAACGATTGTAGATTTTTTTGATCGTACTCAGGTTGAGCTCTAGTTAATGATTGTACTATCTTTGCCATTAGCTACCGTCCATGTCTCCTAAACCAAAGTCCGCGCTAGTAAAAGCGTTTGTATTTACTATACCTTCATTAGTATTTAATGGAACGTTTAAAGCTTGATTATTAATATTACTAGGATCATTAAGTGTAAAACTTGTTTCTGAAATTTTTTCATCTTCATCCTCGTCTAATGTTCCTGTTGGTGTTCCAAATAAACCTAGACGATTATAGTCACCCATGTCATCATAAAATTTATTTCTAAATAATCCTTGACCTTTGTCATACGCACTACCAATAGCACCACCTACAAAAGGTATGCCTGTTACTAAACTCATCAATCCACCAAACAATCTTCCACCAAAACCTGGTTTAAGAGAACCATCAGCTAGTGTATCTGTATATCCATATTTATTTGCACCACCAAATAAACGACTTCTGCCTGTGTATTTTTGTAAAGGACCATAAGTTCTATTAGCAATGTTAGCTCTTTCATCATAACCCAGTCTACCAGCTTGTGCTCTTTCTGCCATTTGTAATGTAGCTCTTTGATTTGCTGTTCTTCTATCAAAATCTCTATCGCTCTCTCCTGGTCCTTGACCAGAAAAACCTCCACCTCCAGGACCTGAATCGTATCCACCGCCAGCATCTGTGTCTCCCCCTGATGCACCGCCACCACCTACATCACCAAAACTATCTAGTGACATAATTCCTGATGGACCCATGTTAGGACCTTTAGATAAAGATCCATGTATATCTTTTTTAAGTATTAAATCTTTTTCTTCTTTTGTAATATATGCAAGTTCTGTTGCAGGAGCATCAGGACTAGATTGCCATTTTCTAGGTGCAACAACCTGTGGCTGTTTACCTAAATAGTTTTCTACTCCACCTTGTACTATTGGTTTCTTTGCCATTATCTTCTACCTCCTGGGTGTATGTCTAATCTAAATGTACCCAACTTCCAATCTTCACCGGCTGCAGTATTAGCAACCTCAAGAGCAATCTGTCTTGCTCTTACTCTAACATCTTTTTTAGTTGTTGTAGAATCACAAGAAAAAGTATTCGTAACTTGTGCACTATTTGGATAAACTCTTGTTTTAAATTTAATTGCTGTGTTACCTGTTTGACTAATAAAATCTGGTATAAATCTGCTTATTCTCATTATAAATTCTCCATCACCTCTCAAGTCTGGTGAACCAAGTGCTTGACCGCTTGCAGCTCTTCTTTGTGTAATATCAAAATCACCAGAAGTAATACTAGCAATAACAGCGGTAATAACACCACCAGCATTTACTTGATCGGTTCCTGTTTCCTGTTGATAGTATATAGTACATCCGTCTGTATTACCAGTAACATCGTAAGAGCTATTGCTGCTAGGATCATAGTAGGTAGCATGAGGTCGTTCGAATACAGCAGAGTCTTGCCATGCTGCTCTAGGTAAAGTGCCTGTTGTCCATATAGGTCTTTTAGGTGTTGAGTCTAGATAATTGTATGTAACTACCCTGTTAATTTGATTAGAGTTTGTTGTGCAATAAAACCAACTTATTTCTCCAAATAGATTATTTAGTCCTGCATTAATAAGATCTCTAGAAACTAAATTTATATCATCATAAACATCGTCTTCAACTAAACAAGGCATTGATTTTAATTGACCATCATATGTAAAGAATCCATTTTCTGACATCCAATAGGCAGAACCATCTACCTCTATACAAGCATTTTTTCCCACTAGTCCGCAGTTAGTTCCTACCTGTTCAAAAGAGAAAGTAAACGGCTGACCCACAAACTTCATAAGAAATAGTGCAGTATCAGTCCATACATAAATAGCATCCCTACCTTTGATAGCTCCCATAATTCTTGAACCATCAGCAAGTCTTTGAGTACCTGCGGTATTGTCAGCTCTGACTGTGTATGAATCTGTTTGATCAATACTTTCTTGAGAAGAGAATCTAATAAACATATCATCTTGAGTGCTAGCACTTCCTACAGTTGTTTCTGTACCAAAAAATACTAAGTGTCTGTCGGGTGTAGATACTAATACATGTCTTGATGCAGTCGGTGCATTTGGTAAAAGAGTGGCTCTTGTACTAGTAGACCCGGCTGCTGCTGCATCCCATTCAAAACAAGCACCATTATATATAAGAGCAATTAATTTTGTACCATAGTTATCTAATATCCATAGTCCTGGGTCAATCGTAAAGTCAGAAGAAGATGCTTCACCCCAACCTACAAAGTCAGATATATTGGTAACCGTAGCACCTCCACTGTGAGTCGCTTTGGTTGTTCCATTAACACCTCGAGCTCCTCCGCTTAGAGTATTAGTTGTGGTATTGTTAGCTGTAAAACTTATGTCTTCTGTTCCAATTCTTATTTCTCCAGTTGATGGAAAAGCTGCAGTGCTGGCTAATACAATATCAGTCGTAGTCAGATCTGTTATGGCAGTTGCAAGAGTGCTCGTTGCTGGTCCTAATGCAGTTCCTGCCCAAAGACCTGTACCCCAACCAAAGCCACCTAATTGTTGTGAGGGTCCTACGTCATAATAACATAAGACAGAAGCTGACCCTGCAGTTGATAACGGAGTTCCAGTTTCTTGAGTAGCCATAGTAATCGTAAATGTTGTAGATGTAGGCACAGAAGTAACCATAAACTTTTCATCTTCAAAAGTTGCATTGGTAAAAGTAGAACCAGATAAACCTGTTACACTATCAAATAAAACAATACCATCTTCTAATAATCCATGAGCCCCGGTGCATGTTACCGTAACTGTGGTTGATGAAGATGTGCTGGTAAAATTAGCTCCTGTTAAAGTAGTTTTAATAGGGTGTATGTCATAGTATGTACCACCAGAATATACGTATAAAATTTTATTTGTTCCAATAGCAGCGTATTTAACACCTGAGTTATCGTCCCAATGATGAATAGCTCTAGCGGCACCAGTTAATTTACTGACTCCTAATTGTTCCCAACCACCTATTTTTTCAGGTGAGCCATACCTAAAACGTACGTTATCACCATCAAACCATTGCCCTTCGGCTCCGGTTTCCGTTACTTGTTTATTAAATCCTGGGGCAAAGCCTAATTTTTGTAGCATAAAAAAACCTGTTTTAACGCTAGATTATATCAGATTTATTGTGGATTTCTAGAGGTTTAATACCAGACCAATTCTATTATCATCTATTTTGTGTGTAGGAACTTCGTGATACAACCAAGATGGCCATAATAAAAGACTTCCTACTACAGGTTTATATGAAACAGTACCAAAAGTATTTATATTTTGATAATCCAATACAGGCCAATTAGTATATTCTCTTACATGTATAGGATCGTTAAAAATAATTTGAGCAGAACCTTCTGGTACTTTTAAATATAGAATGCCTGATAGCTGATATTTATGTATATGTCTTTCTTGATAAGACCCTTTATTCAATTCTGTGGTAAAAAAATAAGGATCAAATTTTTTAGCTATTTGACTATAATCAAAACCTAAATCTGTTAAATAAGCTTGTGCCACTTGTTTTAAATATTTTAAAAACTTTTGATATTCAGGTTGTTTAGCTAAATTATATTTAGTGTCGTATGTAGTTCTACCTTTATAAAATCTTTCTTTATTAATCTTTTCATAGTCTAAATATTTAAGGGACGGCTTTAATAATTTTTTAGCCCATTCTGGATTGTAGTGTGATAAGATAGGAACAGAGAACCAGCTTTCTATTTTATAATTAGTTATTTTCATTAAATATTTCCCAATGTTTTTCTATTGCAATTATTTCCATATTTATCGAAAGTCTAAGCTGTTTTGATTTAACATTAACAGGGTTATGCCATAACCAGCATGGAAAAATATATAACTCATTTGTTTTAGGTTTAATTTTTAATATATCTTTTCTTCGATTTCTAAATTCTATTTCACCACCTTCCATATCTTTTGGTATATCTAAATAATAAACTGAATTAATAGTTGAAGATTTAATGTGATTATGCCAATTAACAGATGGTTTAAAGTCTTTATTAGAAGCTACAGCCCAACAAAAATCTCTATTCAAATCTTTATTAACTTTAAACTTTAAATGCTTTTGAGCAGTATTTACAAATGTATTATAAAGTTTTGTAGTAAATTTACTTTTTTCAAGAGCATAATTATTATCCCACTGTGCTCTTTTAATTTGATCAATAACTTTATTTTTAACTCTTGTATGCTCTCCTTTAGAAAAGTCGTATAAATTATCAATCCTTATAATAGGAAAGTCTTTCATTATCTCGGAATCTTTTTTTCTACTCTTTTAAATCTACTTGGTAACCCTAAATGTGGTCGTCTATCAAAAGCGTTTTCTTCTGCACCTTTAGTTGCTTTGTTATTGTAATGTAAAAATACTTGTGCACAATAATTTCCTGTATAAGGCTCTCTCCAATGTTCTAGTAAATCACCTCTATAAACTAACATGTCACCAGGTTTTAAATCTACCTTAACTCCTTTAGATTTAGACGCATCATAATCTCTTGTTGTTGGATTTATTCCACCTTCTTTTTCATTTGGGTTTATATAAATTGGCCAAGGTTTATCTCCGCCTAAATTTAATGTAGTTGATATTTCACAACTAAATCTATCTTTGTGTCTATGTAATACATCTTTCACTTTATAAACTCTAGTGTAAGAATAATTTTCAAATAATTTTAAACCTGTAGCTTTTTCCATTTTTGGTTTTAATGTAGTTAATAATGTTTCCATCATCACATCTCCATAATGAGAATAAGTACCTGGAACTTGTTTATCTCTCCAAGTGCCCCAGTCATGATTAAATTCTGATATATGTTTAGTTGTAATAAATGCTTGAGTTACTTTTCTTTTAAGCAAGATATAGTTTTTTAAAAGCTCAGCGATATCCTTACTTACGGCTCCTTTTATTACAGTAAATTTATCTTTTTTCCAATTCATATTATTGATAGTTAAAATTAATTACTATTTTATATTTTTGATCTGTACAAGTTGTAGCTTGATGGGTTTCATTTCCTTCAAAAAATACTATCCTGTTTTCTTTTGCTTGTACCTTTCTATCTTTAAACAATGTTAAACCATTATTAGTATTAATATATAATATAGCTGCTTTACATTTATACTCTTGATCTGTGTGTTTATCAAACTTATAAACTTTATCTGTATTAGAAACTAAATTTGCTTTTATTCTTATAAAATATTTAGGTTTTAATATTTCTATAATAGGTTCTAATAAACTATAAGCATTAGAATTTATTTTATTATCTTCAAAAAAAACATGAGTAAGTTGGTAATCACTTTTATGTTTTGTATATTCTTTAGGGTCTTTGGATGTTTTATTATTATTTAAATACCAAGGAAAAACATCAGAAGTTAAAGCTTTTTTTATTTTATTAAAGTCTTCTTTTTTTAAAAAATTATTTTTTACTTTTGACATCTTGTCCTCTCAAATGATTGGTTAATAATTTTCTAACAGCTTGTAAATTAAAATGCACAAATCTAAAATCATCTACTCCAGCATCTACTGTAAAACCATGTTCTAAATATGATGGAAAAAAAATCATAGTCCCTGGTTTAGGTTTATATTGAATCAGTGGTGAAGCCATTGAAATGTTAGCCGGATCTTTCAGAGGCAAGTCTGACATGACTTTAGCTAATCTTGGATCTTTAAAATAAGGAACAGAGGTTCTGTCACTACATTTTAAAAAATAAAAACCTGAAATATGGTTATCATAATGTATGTGACCTTCATGGTGTCCTCCACCTTTTTTAGAAAATTCTTGTACCCATAATTCAGTCCACATTAATTCGTACTGAGACATATCATATCCAAAAAAATCCATAACATTCCAACTTGTTGATCCAACATATTCTTGAAATTCTTTTAATTCAGGATCGTTAATCATGCTTCCTGAATGGTGTGATAAAGTTATATCCCCAACTTTTTTCTTCCATCTTTTTTCCCTATCTTTAATCATAGGTTCATTTCTTTTCTTGGCTTCTTTAATATATTTATTACATACTTTATCAACATGGCCTACCCACTCAGGTATTTCAATAGAACAGATTGGAGATTGAAAATAAATTGATGTAGTTAATTTATCTGTTTTAGGCATATTATTTAAATGGATACCCAAGTGCCCATAGCACTAATGAATATCTTTTTCCTGTAGTAACTGGTTTAACTCTATGCCATAGATGAGAAGGAAATACAATAATACTTCCTCTTGCACCAAAATGTCTTTTAGTATTTAAAACTATTTTTGGATCTGTTTCTGTTCTTGGTTGTATTTCTAACTCCCCACCTTTGTAATCTTTAGGATTAGATAATTGAACAATAGCTGAAATTTTTCTTTGTTTACCATGGAAATTAGGATCTGCTGGATTATCATAAGGTGTTGGAAAAGGGTCACAATGCCAATCATAAAACTGGTTACGTTTATATTTAGTAAATTGGCAAGTTTCAAAATAACTAATTTCAAAATTCCAACCAGCGCTTTGATTTGCTTGATGTATATAAGGAATTATTTGATCATAGATCCATCTATCATTTACCCAAGCAACATTAGAATCTCTTTGTTTTTTTAAATCTTTTATTTCTTTTCTTGTTAAGTGTTTTTGAATTTCTGATTCATGTTTTACACCAATTCTTTCTTTAACACTCCTTGCTGTTTTACCTATGGTTCCTATTTTTTCTCTTTGAGAATTACCATGTTCTATTAATTCATCACAAAACTTGTCTCCAAGTATACCTGTAAAATACCAATAAGCGTTTTTTAAAATCATATTAAATCTATTGCAATTGAATAACGTTTAATTTTTTTAGGTGAATAAGGTTGAGAATGTATTTCATTACCATCAAAAACTAATAAAGAATTTTGTGGACATTTTCGTGAAGTAATCTTGTCCCAACTATATCTTTCATCTCTAAACATAGTTCCTAAACTATCAGAATTTTGTAAAAAGTAAACAGCCGATAATTTACAGGTAGGGTGATTGTGCCAATTAATCTCATCCCCTTCACAATAATTACCCCAAGAATTTTCAATTTGATATTTTTTAAAATATTTAGACATAATTAAATTGTAAAAATGTTTAGTTTCGTCAAACGTATGTAGATCCATAAGAGTCTGTAAACCAGGACATCTTGGCCTTAAATCTCTAACCTGTGTTTTAACAAACGCCAGTAACTTTTTTCTTTCTTTTTCTGTAAGAATATTTTTATATAACTTCATTATGTCTGTAAAAGTACATTACCTGCAATAGACATTCTGGTTTTGTTGCTGTTATAAAACGGGTATACAATATGCTGTAATTGTGCAGGAAATAATACTATACGCCCCTCATCTTTTTTAGTTAAAGTTAATCTATGTGTTAAATTTTTTCCTATAATAGAATTGTAATTATATTCAAATATTGAAGGAACTGGTATCTGCATCCAAATATTATAAGACAACACACCGCCATGTTCGTGTAGTGGTAAATATTCATTTTTTTTCTGAAAGTTTACCCATGGTGTTCTAAAAGCCATTGGTACATCTTTATCTAAATATCTTATACCATCTAAATAACCTGGAAAAGTTTCTCTATATTTTTGAATCATTTTTTTAATAACTTCAATTATCTTTAATGTATTTTCTTCTGTTATAAAATAATGTTCTGATACGCCTTTCTCAGTTAAATAAGATATCATTTTTTTCTTATAATCTATGTCTAAAGCAATTCCACGTGGTTTTGGTTTCTTTATAGATAAACATTCTTTTAATAAAGAATTATATAATTCTTTTGGTAATCTACTTTCTATAACTCCAAAATTAGGTAGTGGTAAAATTTCCATTAATTATAAAAATCACAGTTAAATGATATAACTGTCTTCCTTTCATTGCTTTTGTTTACAGGAGCTCTATGTAACATATATGATGGAAAAATCAATATGTCTCCTTCTTTAGCTTTAATTTTATTATTTTTAAATTCAGTAATTAATTCTTTTTTAGGTAATTCTAAATAATATACAGCAGATAAATTAGTTCTAGGGTGGGTATGCCAAGCGTGTTTATCATTTTTTTTATATTGCATAAACCATGCATTATGAATTGTCCAATTTTGACATTTAAATTTTTTAGCTGTTTGTGACATTAAAGAATTTATTTCTTTATAAAAGAAATCTAAATAATCTCTTTGAAAATCAGAAGGTAAGTTCCAATCGGATTTAGTTGCCGTTGTGCCTTTATGTGTTTGATAAAAAATATTTGGCATTTTATCAATTAAAGATAAAAGTTTATTTTTAATTTTATTATGCTTTCTAAATTGTATTACCCACATGGTATGGGTTTTTATATACTTTAATTAATTAATAGTCAATGTTCCCGAAACAACAAATTTAGCAACGGTATGTCCACCAACACAAGATATAGTATTACATCCTGGTGAAGCTGACATAGGGTGTCCTGCTGGTGATCTAACAACAACGATACCTGAACCACCTTTTGATCCATAGTGTGATTTTCCACATGGAGCTAAATAAGTAGGAGCACCAAAGTTAGTAGGTCCTCCAGTACCTCCACCGCCGCCACCGCCGGTATTTGCAACACCTGGTTCTGATAAAGAAGCAGCGTTTCTTGAAGCAGCAGTTCCACCGCCACCTGATCCACCGGTTCCACCGGCTAGTCCGCCAACTCCTCGGTCAGTTCCGGATCCTCCACCTCCAGCATAAGCTGAACATGCAACACCTGTAATTAAGTTCGCAGCTCCCGCTCCTCCAGGTACTCCTGGGTCTGAACCTGATCCTGGACTTCCAGCTGCAGTAGCACCTCCGCCACCACCAGAAGCTTTGTTATCAGGGTTTCCTCCAGATCCACCATCATTTCCTTCAGGTGGAGAGAATCCTCCAATGTTTCCAGAACCTCCTGGTCTTTTACCACCAATAAGAGAAGCATAACCTCCAGAACCTGAACCTCCAGGTCCACCTCTATAACCATTGTTAGCATTCCATGGGCTTCCGCAAGATGCGTTTAAAGGTACAGCACCTCCAGATGATTGAATAAGAGAACCGAAACTTGATGGGCTACCATAACCTGGACCATCTAAAGATGGGGGTGATGTGTCAATAGGATAAGCAGTTCCGGCAGCACTTGCTCCGCCTGCTCCAATTGTAATTGTATAAGCTGAAGAAGAACATGCAACGACTGCACATCCTTGTAAAGGTGAAGGTCCGTAACCAGAAGCTCTATAACCTCCAGCTCCACCTCCGGCAAATAATTGACCTGCTCCGCCTCCAGCGACTACTAAATAATTTAATGTAACTGATTCAATAACTGTTCCATCAGGCCATGCGCCATCAGATTGTGCAGTTCCAGCTTGGACCATTGGCCAAACTCCTCTTGCATTGTTTAATTCTTTTGTAATGACTACACCTTTTCCGCCGGCACCGCCGCCACTTGGCGCAGGATCATACTCGGCGCCTCCGCCGCCACCACCAGTGTTTTCAACTCCAGCTCCGCCTGATCCAGGTCCTTTTCCAGCACCACCGCCACCTGGGCCTGCAGCACCACCTGTTCCACCGCCAACAGCAGGTACGTTTGCACCGCCACCGCCGCCACCAGCAATTACTCCACATACTCCAACACCAGTACCAAATATTGCTGAAATATTTGTTCCAGCTCCACCGGCTCCACCGTCTCCGCCACCTCCGGATTGAGTACCATTTGCTCCGACAGCACTAGATCCTCCACCGCCACCAGCAGCTTGAAAATAAGTTGAAGGTGTATTACCACCACTAAAACCTTGAGCGGGACTTGTTGGAGGTGTGTTACCAGCACCTCCGCTGTCTGCGTTAGTTCCTTTTCCTGGATTAGGTCCGCAGGCTCCTCCGCCTCCGCCTGATCCACCGGCTCCACCGACTCCGCATCTAGCTCCGCCATCTCCACCGCCATCAGCAGTGTATGTTACACCACCGATTACAATACTTGAATCAACTCCAACAGCTCCAGCAGCTCCGCCGCCACCAACTACTGCTGGTACGTTTCCACATATCGATAAATTTTGAATTGTTCTTAATCCACCGGCTCCACCGCCGCCACTTTCACCGCCACCGCCACCGGCGACAACAGCAATGTCAACTAATTTTGTTCCAGATCCAATAGTAACGGTTCCAGTTGCAGCTGTGCTTGTAATTTTATTTTTACCAAAAGAAGCACAATTGGCTACACCAATCATTCCTCCTTCAGCTGTACTAATTTTTGTGAGTTTGTTTATTCCAGCCATGGGTTATTATCCCCCTGTAGCATCCCAAGCTGATGTGCTAGGATTCCATTCATATTGATCTGCACTTCTGTAACCTATCCACTGTTGATTTGCTTCACTCCATTCTATTCGATAATAAAATTGTTCTCCATCAATTTCTTCAAATTCGACAGAAGGACGAGCAATAGGTGGTTCCCAGTTCCAATCAGTTGTGTTTAATGTCCAAGACGCATAAGGTTGTTGTGCATAAAATACATCATTTTCAGAATCATATACTGCACCTCGTCCTGCATATTTACCTCTAAAATTATTATTGTAAGATGTTTGTTTCCATTCACCACCATTAAAAAGTTTTTTACAATAAAACTCTCCATCTGGGTGCATGTCATTCTGACCTAAAGTAGTTAAACCTGCAGGAACATCATTTCCTACAACAACAACTCTTTTAACAATGTACTTGTTATCAGTTGTGAAACCTGTTGGATCTTGTTTTAATTCTAATTCAGCAAAATGTGCCATAGTCTATTAATCCTCCTATGCATCATCTATTACTTCATAAGACACGAATAAATCTAAATCAGAAGCAGCACTTGCTCCCCCTTTTAGAATATCGGCCTCCATTAAATATATTGGTGAGTCTACAACAACAAGTGTTGAGTCTGCTGGAACGTTAACAGTTTTTGCTAAATAAACTGTAGCGTCTGCACCAGTAGTCGTAACTCCAGATGCACCACTTCCTAATCCATCGATAAATAAATCGAAAGTTGCAGCGTTTGTTCCGTCAACGTTTGCTACTGTAATTCTATTTATTTTTAATAATTTGTCTGCATCAACAGTTAATAAAGTGTCTGTTGCTGTAGCAGATAAATTAAAACCAGCGTTTCCGCCTAGAATACTTGTTACTGAAACTATATTTGGGTTTGCCATAATTAACTCCTTTTAACCGAAAACGATTGCCATTGCAATAGCTTTTCCTGTTGATATACCAAATGTTGATGTTGATGTCCACTGTGTATTTCCGCTACCATCTGAGGTTACTAGGGCTTGAGAAGCCGAACCTACAGCTGCTGGAAGGGTTATAGTGTACGATGATGAAACTGTTGCAGGAGCATCTACCCCTACATATTCTCCACCTGTATTGTCTCCTAATCTTAGGTCACCTTCTGCTGCAATTGTAAGGTTTGCATCGTCCCATGTTAGATTAGCTGAAGCTCCAAAAGAGCCTGAATTATTAAATTGAACTTGTGTATCTGATCCTGCTGGATTATCTACACCTACTTCTACTTCTTCAATATCTGGATTAGATGCATCATTACCTGTTGCAGAAAGAACTTTCCAACCTTTATCAGTTGTTGCAAAAGTTACAGTGTCACCTGAACCAGATGCATATTTAAACTGAACTGTATAAGCACCACTTGTGCTGTTTTTTACAAAAAATAAACCTGTTACGTCTAAAGGAATTGTTACGACTTTGTTACCTGTAATAGCTTGAGCAGATTCTGCACCTAAAATTAATACTCTGTTTTGAGCACTTCCTGATGTTCCACCATCAGTCACTGTTAAAGTTGTAGTGTTAGCACCAGTTCCGGCAGTATTTAAAGTTTGAACTTTATATCCACCAATTAATTGTTCAAATAAAGATAGGTTATTATTAGTTTTTGTTCCCCAAGTACCGGCATTTTCACCGGTTGCCATTAGTTCAACACCTAGAGGTGTGTATGATGAAGCCATAATATTTTCTCCTTAAGCCACGTTTACGTCTGTATAAGATGTATTTCCTGTTATGTCAATATCTTTATATCCTAACGGAGATACATTTCCAACTGCTGTCGTAGCTTCTACACCAGTTAGTCCTACAACATCTGCAGGAACTATTGTTCCAACAGCAGAAGTTGCTGATTGGCCCGTTAATTCATAGGCCATTTCTATTGTTAAAGATCCTACAGCAGAAGTTGCTCCAACACCAGTAATATTTATTAAATCTATTGCATCAATAGTAATTGATCCAACAGCGGTAGTTGCGCCTACACCTGTTATTCCTAAAGAGAAACTATCTGGAGTTATTGCACCAACTGCAGAAGTTGCAACTTGACCAGTTAATCCAACAATCTCTCCATCTATTGGAGAAGGAGTTCCAACTGCAGAAGTTGCAGCTTGTCCAGTTAATGAAACTATTGGTGATAAAATAATTGTTGGTGCACCAACATTAGATGTTAACCCTTGACCAGTTAATCCAACTACGTCTGCAGGAGTTATTGCTCCTACACTAGAAGTCATTGCACTAGGAGCAGTTAAATTAAATACTGCTGATTCAACAGTACCCCAACCATTTTCACCCCAGTCTAGTGTACCCCAACCAGGTCTTTGTTCTACAGTTATATCTCCAAGAGAAACAGTAGCTCCTTGACCTTCTAGTAATACGCTACCAACAATGCCCCAACCTCCGTCATTCCAAGTGTTTCTACCCCAACCATTTTGCACAACGTTAGAGTCACCCCAATCCATTTGTCCATAGTGTGATCTACCCCAACCATCTGTATTTGCTTGACCACCCATACCGCCATGGTTTGTACAATAATAATATAATGTTGAAGGTGCACCATTTTGAACTGAAATTTCTGTGTAAGCTCCAGATGATCCTGGAGTTCCGTTTGTTGTTACACCTATAGTATATTCGCTACCACCGGAGTGTGTACCATCATCGGTTGTTGAAAATCTTAATGGGTGAGTTGCATTTGAACTATCTGATTGGTCAAACTTATAAGTAAGACCCGCACCTATCATTACGGTGGCTTGTTGAACTCCGTCTATAAAATATTTATTACCGCCAGCAGAGGCGACTGTGACAACGAAAGTTTTGTCTGCCATAAGGAGTTACTCCTTAGGCTATTCGAATAATTGCTGTTGATGCTGCTGCTGCAGGAAATTGAATTGTAAAAGTTCCGCTAGATACAGTTTTGTCTCCACCAAATGCAACTACTGCACAAGCCTTATCTGATTGTGTATCGTTATATATTAAACATCCATTAGCTGTAAAAGAAGCTGATGACCAAGAGACGTCCGCAAAATCACAAACTGCAGTTGATCCATCTAATACCGGTGTAACACTTGTAATTGTTTCACCGCCAGCAGAATAAGCTGAACCTGATGTGTTAGAAATTTCATTTGTAGCTGAATAAGCTGTAGTGCTCGCACCTAAAGATGCTGAACTTGTATACAATGCAATTTTAAAAGCGTTTCCAGATGATGCAGTAAAGTTATGAGTACCAACTAGGATCTCTTGTTTAAAGCTATTGCATATAGCTGATGATATTGCCATAATTTTTTCTCCTCAATTTATGGAGACGGGGACTTAACTGGTATTCTAACTGTTCCGTCAGTATAATCGTCTCGTCTTCGTCTTCCAAGCTGCATTCCTGCAAACTGTTGTATAGCATTTTTATATTTATTTTCATATAATGTCAACATATCTATCGGACCTTTTAAGAACCCATAGGCTTCAACCAAGCAAGCATATAGAAGTCCGTTTGGAAAGTATTTACTTAGGTATGTTGAAGTCGTTGAACTAGATAATCCTAATGGAATCATATTATAATATATTCTAAACATATAACCGGCATCAGGTGTCGGGGCTATGTATATACCTCCAGATGTTGTGCTAGAATCTCCTGTAGCACCTCCAAACATCGCATAATATTTGGGAAATCCTGTTACAGAATTAGTGGTGTCTGTTGGTTTTTGTATAGTTCCAGAAGGACCAAATTTTCTATCTACATACTCTGATAAATACGTTTGATCTTTTTTCTCTAACCAAGTTCCATTGCCTTCTGTATTTGCTGTAGAATCAAATACTTCTATCCCTCTAATAAACAAAGCTCCTGTTGACCCTTTGGTTCCTTTACCAGGGACATTTAAAGTATTATCATTGGCAGCTAAAGTTCCTTCTGAAACATATCTAGATGAATCCATAGGAAGCTCTTGATATATTCTAAACTCAGCATCTTCAATAAATCTATTTATAACAGCAGTAGTAAATACATCAGAGCTTACCTCTGTGTAATTTCTAATATCATCTGTTAAACTTGAGTATGTTGTTCCAGCCATAATTAAGCTCTATCATTTATCGGTCCAATTGTACACTGTAAACCGCCCCCTGTTTCTGTGCTTGATGCAGTATTAACTAAAGTAACATTTATTCCATCAAATTGTGTAGAAAATTCAGGTTGACCTGTTCCTTTAACCTGAGTCGTATTTAATGATGCAACTTTATAAGAACCAAAAACTTTAGCTAAATTACTATGTGAACTTGCAACTGTAGATTCAGGAGATACACCTCTATAAGGCGCAGACGTGCCTCTAGTACATCCTGTCAACTGATTTGATGATCTTCCAGTATATTCAATAACTTCGTTTTCATAAATTCCTGTTGTGCTGTTTACTTTTTCTATTACAATAAAACCAGATGTTGGAAATTCTGATCCATCGGTAAGGTCAATTGTTGTTGCTGAATCTGTTATTGCTCCATTTAAAGTTGTTGATAGTTCTAATTTTGAAATTGCAGCTCCACCAACAGGTTGTTTAACATTACGCAAACGAATATGATCATTAACTTGTAGTTCTCCATTTGGAAAATTAATTTTTAAAGTAGTGTTAGATGCAGTTACAATAGGATTTTCAGGTAGAAAATCTTCTGTTGGAAATTCTGTTCTAGCAGGTCTAGCTCTTTGTAGAGCTTGTGGATCTGCACTTGTTGGTTTAGGTTCTAATTGTGGTTGTTTAGGTTCGTATTCTGAAATGTGTACAAACGCACCATTCCATTCTCTTACCATTTCATTGTATGGAAAAGCCATTCCTGATCTGTCAGAAATTGCTAATGCATATTTACCTTGCGAAAAAACAGCCATTAACTAACTCCAGGGTAATATATTTTAGGAGATATATATGTAGAGTTAGAAGAACCATCTTCGTCTTCTGCTCTTAACAACTCATCTTCATATAATAATTTTAATTCTTGAAC